AACAAGGTAGCTACATCGGACAAGGTGATTTTTATTTCTACAGGGGATCGTCATCTTGGCAAATGGCTTGACATGTATCGTGCTTCCCGCCGCGTTCGATTCGTGGAACGTCATGGAGAACTCTTGCCCCTCAGACAGCGAATTCTCGAAATGATTGGAGATATCCATGCGAATGGGGGCAACGTCATTGATCTCATACATCTTGTAAATCAAATACCAGCAAACCTGCCATAAACTGAAAATGGATTCCGACACCCCAACCCAAACCACGTTTACGTTCAAGATGTCCTTCGAAATCGCTATCTTCGAATACTCCGACCTCTACGACGGCGACGAGGATGTGTCTCCAGACAAGGTCATCTGCGAGTTCATTGAGTACTACAGGCGCTACTTCGTCTCCCGTAACCTGGATGAAGGAGACGTGCGGCTTCAGCGCGGGAGGACGTGGCTCTCCTATGCAGACAATTCGGGTGGCGACAAGCCCATGACTATCATGCTCGTGGGGTCCATTACAGAAGAGCTTGTCGCGAATCTCAAGTGGGCTGTGGCGAAGGTGTACGTGAAGACCTGCGGGGACTGTGGGAAGGAAATCAAGGACAAGAAGTGGGCGCTGTGCAAGACATGTAGGGACAAGTAGAAAACGGATTCGCAGCTTACACAGAAAACCATTTTTACCGTTAAGATGGAGCAACCTATATCATCTCGTGTTGGAAAGGCTTGGGACGTCTCAGAGGAATCAATGCTTCTTCAATCTCTGTCTGCGGGCGTAATGCCCGAAGAGATTGCAGGAGTTCTTCAGCGTAAGATCGGCGGAATCAACTCCCGCCGCTACACCATCGCAGAGCGAATTATCTCGCAGGGTGGAACCGTCGAACAGGCTGCAGAGCTTGTGAAGTATACTGCCGAACAGGTTCGGAGTCATGTCAATAAGGTGGCTGCACAAAAGCTTGCTGTGTGTCAACCAGCGGCCGTTCAGACAGAGCCAGAGGGTGTTTCAATGAAGCTCATACACAAGGTTGGGGCTCACATTGGACTCAGTATGGATCACTATGTCGGCAAGGTTCACACGTGGGAGAATACCGACTTCCTTACGTTCAGAGATCGCAACGATCCAAAGGGCAAGTCGCTCTACACGCTCAACTTGAAGACGCTGCGTCCGACTCAGACGTCGCCGATTCAGAAGCAGCTCAATGCCGAGCTGGAACTGGCGTTGGCCTAACCCTTCAGCCCCCTCTCCTTCAACTCCTTCTGCTGCCTCCGAAGCTCGGCGTTCAACGCACGTCGTGTAGGGTTCCGCAGCACCCGGAACAGATGGTGGTGCTCGCGAAGATACTCGCCTTTTTTCATGCGGATGGTCTTGGCGGTGCGGCGGCGGCCCGCACTAGAGGCTTTTTTGGCGGCGATCACGGCGACCCGCTTGGCTACCATTGCGGCCTTTGCCTCGTCGGACATGGGCGCGCGTTTCTTGCGCTCCTTCTCGCCCTCCACGGGCGCAGGTGGGGGGACAGCCTTGGCACGTTCATATTCGCTGATCTGTCCAGCAAGGATTTCTTCCAAACGAGATACGCGGTCTGACAGTGTCAGTTCGGCCATTACTCATTCCCGAGATTACTTCAACGCACGTGCCGAGATGATATACAGGAACAGTGCATTCACCACGCCCAGTGTCAACGCAGGGGCCGAACGCAGGAACATGTAGAATCCACGCTTCGGCGACACGGTCATGATGTACAGCTCAAAGAGCACCACGAGACCGGCCGAGACTGCCACCACCCAGAAGATGACGTAGTAATACGTCTCAATCGTGTCGTTCGATATCTTCTTCGTTAACTCGGACTCGTCTGTCATTTACTTATGACGGCGACGAGTTTTCCGAGAGCGGTGCCTGCGTTTCCGCATCGTGCGTCCTCCCTCCACCAGGTTCCCCTCCACTGGCCTCACCAGGTTCCCCTTCTCACCCCTCTTGAGTGCCCGTGCTGCATTGAGTGGACTTCCCACAGGGGGTTTAGCAAACAGTCTGGATGCAGACCGAGAACATTGAGCGAGACGCCATCCCTCCGGGTCTGTTTTTCCGGCATATGGAGGAGCCTTCCATTCTTTAGACCACAAACTCCTTGCTATCCTACATGCCTTCTCCCATTGTTCAGCAGTGTATTGCTCCGGACGTGGGGGATTCGGTATCTCCTCCATTACTTACGACTACGACGAGTTTTCCGCCGCAGGTCTGTGTCGTGCTTCGGGTTTCCATCGAGGAACGAATAGACCCGGGCCATCGCCCACTGCTCTTTGCTCAGCTTCTTGGAATACGGAGCCTTCACGCCCTTTCGGAACGTACCCTTCATCCGAACGGAGGTGGGGTTGGTTTTGTATGCACCGATACCACGATCGTAGACCTGCTGAAGGATTGGTCGGGACACTTTGGAGACTTTGGACAGTTCGCCCAGTGAGTATCCGCGAACTGAAAGGTGGTGTTTCCGAAAGAACCGCAGACGGTGGGTGTTCCGGGCGGTTTTGGAGCCGCCTTTCGGCTTCGGCATGGATTGTAGAAGTTCCAATAATCGATTGCGTTGATCTTTCAAACGAGCCGCTTCGGTCCTAGCGATTTCTGCAAGTTCTTCTGAGCTGGGGTCGGGGTCGAGAAGTTCAGCATCTGCATTTTCCTGTTCGAACTCAACCAGTAGATTGTCAAGGTTTCCCTTATTTTCTCCGGTGGCCAATATCGCTCGTCGGAACGGATCGATGGCCTTACCAAACATCCCACGTGCCCGATTCATCAGAGCTGCATCCTGGTCTGGAAGGATAAGAGAGTGTAGTATGCCCTCAGTTGGGCCCCGGTTTAGCACGTAGAACTGGTGGGCGATACCGGCTTTCTGGTAAGAAGGAGTGTATCCCCATTTCTCGTATACTGCCGCAACCGTTGCATTCACGGGATACAGATAGATGAAATTGTAGCCATTATCGCTCGCAGTTTTCACAAGTGCGTCGTGCAGCTTCTTGCCTACGCCACCGTATATGTCATCCCGGATTCGACGAGTGCTGATTTCTGCGAGATAGACATACTTTGGAGGTTTATCCTCGCTCCCCTTTAGCTGGGCGGTCAGCCAACCGCATATCCGACCATCTGGAGCCTGTGCGACGAAATGCCAGTCCGGGTCGTTTCCAAACTTAGACTCCCACGGAGTGATCATCGTATCGAACGGAAATATCGGTAGATTACTCCGCGTAGCTTTCGCTGGCCCTGCGTTCGGATACGTAAGAGATAACACTTTCTGCTGTTCTGTCGCTATTCTGGCTAATGCTGCGATTTGCTCGCCGTTTTCGCGCTTTTGAAGCCACGTGACCACGCACGCCATTACTTACGGCTACGACGAGTTTTCCGAGAGTGACGCTTGGACTTCTTGGTCTTGCGACGGCGGCCGCCCTGATCTTCATAAAAACGTTGCATGGCTAGTTTGGCAGCAGGCCCGCCAGGTCGAATAGACCATTCCCCCACTTCCTGCCGGATTCGATTGGCTTGTGGTAGTGTATTGATACACTCAATCACCTTTTTGTTTGCATCGTGAACTTTGGTAGCGTAAACCTCAACCATTTTCATGTATTCTTGAGGCTTGCCCTCCCTCATGGACTTGTCGTTGAGGGGGACTCCGGCTATATTGGCGTTATCGCGGAGTTTGGCGTATGTTGAACGCCAGATTCCACCGGCCATGTTTCTGGGATTACCAGGATAGCTAATGTGGTTTAAATGGACCTTCTGTATCTCCCCCCTGATCTCCGACTGCAATACCTCCCAGGGCACATTAACAACGTCATTCATCCGTATCTCAATGGGCAGTTTGGGAGGTTCTCTAACTGCATCTTGGAACTTCGTTTCAAGCTCCTTGCAGAAAGCAGGAACTGCCATTATTACACGCTGCGAATAAACTGGGCAGTATAAAAACTCCTTTACAGGATAATCACCATACATATGTATGGAGGAGTGGAAGGATTCATCTCATGAAAACTACGAGGTGTCGAATCAAGGACGCGTGAGAAACCGATCAACGGGCAGGATTATGAAGCCGTACCTGGATCCACATGGATACTATAGCCTTCGTTTATGTAATAATAGGGTATATATCAAGAAATACCTGCACAGACTCATTGCAGAAGCATTCATCGAGAACCCAGAGAATCTCAAAGTCGTAGATCATATCAATAGAGAACGCGTCGACAACCGACTCGAGAACTTACGATGGGCTTCCTACACAGGTAATATGTTGAATACTTCACGTCACGAACAAGATATGTATGGGATTTCGTGGTGTGCTAACCGCAATAGCTATCAGGTTCATTTCAGACGCAATAAAAAACAGATGGGATTTGGAAACTATAAGACCCTCGAGGAGGCAAGGGCTCGACGCGATGCCGTCATTATTCAAATCAACAATGGCGAATTCCTTACCTAAACAGATCTGATGAACTCCCACTTCAAATACTCGCAGATCTTGGCCCATATATGGTCGTGGGCGATCAAGCGGTCACGTGATTTCAACAGAGGGAAATACACCTTATACTCATCCAGATCCAGCAGCTCGAAGAATTTATACAGGATGTAAGAATACGACAAAAAGTTCGTGCGGTCGTTGGGGCAGTACAGCAGAAACGGTGCCTGAATCTCCTGGAACATGGCACGTATCTTCTCCTCAATCTCCGGCGTGATGGTCGGCGGTGGATTGCCGTTCAGACGCGAAAGAATGTGGGCCGCATGCTCGTAATACTTCGACCTTCCCAGCTTCTTCAGAATCTCGCGAATCTCCTTCTCCGTCAGATCAGCAATGTTGTTGATGCGACGCTTACGGATCTCCAAGACCACCTCATTCATGACCTCCTCCGGAATCATGGTCGATTCCTTGGCCTGAAACTGGTTCAGGATTTCGTTGAGGTGGTTGATCTTCTTGTAGGCGTAATTGTTCCGCTCCTTCGGCGGGTCGCGGAACGAAGGAAAGTCCGACACCACCAGCGAATACTCCTCTGACCCGCATTTGGGGCAGACCAGAATGCCTTCCGAGCTGATCTCCTCGCGAGCCACGTTACATCCCACACAGTGTTCCGTCATCAGCTGCGTGGCCTCCGGATTGTTGGACAGTTTCATGCGGGCGACATACTCGTCAAACATCTGCTTCTTTGATACGCCGATTGATTCGGACGGACCCGACACCGCAAAGAACTTCATGAACGTGGTTGCGTCCTTGGGTGTCTGTGCGGGCTGAGCGGTTGCATCGGGGCGGTTGTAATACTCCATGAGGATGTCCATGTTTTTCATGTAATAGTCCTCCATCGGATTCGCCTGTGCCAACTCGGCTTCAATCTCTCGTATCCGTGATTCCCACCCAGAACACGTAACAACATCCGCAATCTCATTGGACGCACGCAAGGCCTCAACACGACCACGCAACGTATTCAGCTCGGCTTCGAGTGCATCGTCGTGAGTCTTTGCATCACGTAATCCCGATACAATGTCCTGGTGAAGAGAATCAAGCGTCCCCATCGACGTGGAGTCCGCTTCCCGTGTTTTCCGGACCCTGAACACGTCCATATAGTTCGTCTTCTACTTGTTTCATGAAAGCAGAATTGTCGCAGACAATCGGTCTCTGCTTTCGGACAGCAGATAGCAACGTTCGGAAATCAATGCCGAAGTTCTTGCACACAAACGTCAAGACCAAAAACGCCGACCGATTGATACCTGCCTTGCAGTGAACAAAGACCGTTCCATTCGTCGACCGTAAGAACAATCGCATCCACGTTTCAAACTCGGGATACCAATCAAGAATTCGCACAGCCATCGAATCAACCGCATTCATCTGGGCATAGTGACCGGCGTGCCTCTTTCTCCACCACTCTGGACAATCATCGGCAAATGCACAATTGACCACGTGGGTAATGTTATGTTTCGCAGTAAAGAGAGGAGTTAGTTGATGTCCGGCCCCGAGCAGAATACGGGGATAGACCCACGCCGGCGGACACTGCATTGTGTTGTTCCCACACTATCCGAGAAAGCTTGTGATCACGACATTCACAAAGTGAGCGAGGACCACCGACGCACCGCCAATCACCGCGGCACCCTGATAGCTGACCACGCCATTCGACGTGTACGCTGACGGGATGTACTGGAGGAGCAGGTTACGCGGCGTAGCCAGGGACAGTACAAACGTCGACACAAAGAAGGCGACATACAGCTGGAGGTTGCGAAACATGAAGGTCATGGCCGGGAGGCTCGGCTTGAACGACGGAGCGAACCCAGTGGTGCTAGGACCCGGTCCACTTGCCTCGGGATACACGGGGGGAGCCGACTGCGGACCCTGGGGACTCGGGAGGAGAGCATCTAACGACGTAGACCCTTCCATTGTTTATGAACTAGACGGGATTTCACATTCCGCGTCTTCCACGCGGAATCGGTAGCACTTTCCATCCACCTTGACGGTTTTGTTGGTGGCCTCGTGAATCGGTATGGCCAGCGTCTTGACGACCCCGAAACTGCGGTGAAACAGCAGCACGGCCAGCCCCAGTCCAATGATGAAGGAAAAAAAGGGTGCTCCGCGATGAAGCACGTTGGTGATCGGCACCTTCATTACTTCTGAGATGCGAGGAGATTCAGTGAGTCAGGTTCCGCCGTGCATGGAACCTCTGTGGCCTCGAACCGAACACACCCGGTCTCTGTGTGAAACACTCCGCGGTCACCTGGCTTCGGGAGCTCCGCTGACTTGCGTGTTGGCGGAATAAAGACGGTTCCTATCACGAATCCACTTAACAGACCCGCGACCAACCAGGGGAGTTGAATCAGCATCCTTATACTACATTGGCATGAGTTTCGAGAAACTGTCCGATAGTTTGGTTGGAGCAGGGTTCTTCTTCAATGCTTCAATCGGCCGAACCACGGTGAACCAAAACATCAACTGAAGAAAGAAGCCCGCAATCGGTGCGAACCCACTTGTGATTGTCATAACCCCACGCATCAGCCATCCATACACCGGCGGGCTTTTAAGATACCGTGCGATCACGTCATTGATCTTCAAATACTCGCAGAGTGCGGCAAGGGCACCCATAGCCAGTGCAGTCAGACCAACGATGTACTTGGACAAGATGCCAAGGTTCTCCGTGGTGTATTCGTTCGGGTTTCCTGCAGCTCCTTCGAGCGGTGTGAGTTCAATGCAAATGTACGTCCACTGCGTATATGTCCAGATAACCACCACCGTCCAGAAGAGTGCGAAGCCGAAGAGAAAGGACCCCCTTGCTGCGAACATTCCCATGTCCTTGAAGATCTCATACGGAGTCTGAATCAGTCGGCCGAACGTTGAACGCCCACCGATGGCAACCGTATCCTTTCCATCTTCGAATTTCTCCTTTGCGGGAGGAAGCGGTGCAGCCTGAGCAGCCCCGGTCTTTTCAATGTGGTGGGGGATGCCCTTTTCGTCTACATAGTCTACAACCAACCGAGGCGGAGTCAACCGCAAGGCTTCCGCATCCGCGGGCGTTGTAATACGGTTGTCTTTCCGGAGGTCTTCGTCCAGCTTGGCCATCGGGAGTTCAATCGCCCCGTAGTTTTCATCTTTGATTTTTTCGAGGAGATCCATCACATCGAGAGTCTGCGTGCCGACAATGTACTCGGCCTTCGTCAACTTGACCTCACCCATTGTTAAGTAGCAAATACGAGATTTGTAAGTCCGCTTACGATACGCAGGTAATTGATGGACTCAACGTACACGCCGACGGTATACGTGTACGAAAAGATGATGTTGTTGTTCGCAACCGAGGGAACAATTGAAATCACTTGGTCAGGCGTGTACAGATACGTGCCATCGGCCTGCGGAAGGAGGTCACCTGGCGGAATGATCACTGGGTTCTGACTGAGTGCGGTCGATTTCAGAATACAGACTACGCCCTGTGCCGCAGACACCACGCTGACGGGTAAGGGCTGCTGCAGAGAAACGCGAAGCACAACCTTGTTAATCTTGGAGCCGTTCACTGCACCACTGGGTTGATACTGGTCATTGTTGAGGGCAAACGAGTACATGTACACACCGGGGAGCGTAGACGGCTGCTCACCCGTCGTATGCTTGTACTGCTGGAGAAGCGAGAAGTACGCCTTTGGTTTCGTCTTGAACCGTTCATTGCCATCAAACAGAAGCTGGCCATCGACAATGGCATCACGCGGAGATACCGAGGACACTTGATACTGTCCGGACGAATACAGCAGGTCGCCTTTACTTCCGGATATAGCCGAGAAAGGGGCGCGGTTCGAACTGGACCAATTGGTGTAGTTGTCCCAGTCGTTTGTCGTCATCCGGTCTGACCGCTGGGCAGTGAAGACGATGCGTGTCACCATGTTGAACATGGGAATCTCCAGCTCCGTGTTTGCACCATACTGACCCTCCTTAATAACGTGGGTCACTTGCTTGAGAAGGAACGTCTGGTCGGCAGTGGCAAGCTGGTTCATCTCCATGTCGGTCAGGTAGATGAAGTTGCCTTCCAGATACGGATTCGCAAAAAAGGTGGTGACCGACGCGGAGGACGCGATACCTGCTGTGGTCGGCGGAGTCAAAAACAGTCC